TTAGAATAGTCTACAGTAAATGAATCTGAAACTTCTTCAACAACGCTAAGTTCTTTATTCGCACTAAAGACCCCAAACTCTTTCATATAGGGCAAAAGTCCTTTTGACCGGCCTGTTTTAATAGTTAAACAATCTTCACCGAAAATTAACTCTGAAGATTTGTCGTCGTACAATGTTGTAAATTTAGTCGCATCTACGCAAGCATAAGCATCCTCTTTATTTGAGCACTGCTTATATTCTATATAAGTAAAATCTTGCCCAGTCTGAATAAGCTGAAGTACGCCTTGATGTTGTTTAATAATTATATTTTCTGAAATTTTTTTCATCTAACCCTCAATGTCTCTGTCTCTGCGTCAAAAGATCCGTCTATAACGCGATCTAAATCTTCTTTATTAAACTCTATATATTGATTATACACAGCTTCTCGTCCAGAACTCTCAAAAAGTTTCTTAATATTACCGCAAGTATGACCTTGCTTCCACCTAGTCTCAAGTTCGGCATCACAAATCATTGCAACCTTACACAGATTTTTCGGTGCACGAATCATACAGTCTACAAACTCTTTTTCAACTTCTGCTCTATATTCAACAGGGGCTTCTATTAAAATTTCATCATGTACTAAAAATCTTAATTTTGCACCATATTTTTTCAAGATAGGACTATTGCTAATTTCAATCATAGCCAGCTTTGTCATATCAGCTGCACCACCCTGTATTACGCTGTTAGTACATTGTGTATTAGTTCTAGAAATAAAGGCACCATTATCGATTACCTTATATCCTATTTCTTTAAAAAATTCTTTAAGTTTTTCTTTCTTTTTCCAGTTCGTTACACTACTTATCTCTTTTGTTTTTTCATCTGATGTTTCTTTATCTAAAACCTTAATAGTACTTCCTAAAATATTTGGAAAAATATTATCAACTTCGACATCTCCATAAACTTTAACTTCCACAGGTTTTAGAAATACATCAGGAAGCCTCCTACGTCGACCTAATGGAGTTTCCATAAATCCATATGTTTCCATCTTTTTATGATTAAACTCTCTCCAAGAAGCTACATCTTGATAAGTAGAAAAGAAATCATTTAAAATTTTCTTAGCATCATCAAATTCAACCTCAAGTCTTTGTGCAATTGAAGCGGCTCCCATTCCATACGTGATACCGAGTTGAAGACCTTTAGCTTTAGCTCTATAAGCTTTTCCCTCTGCGTTAAACTCACCTTGTTTATAATAATAGGCCTTTATCTTGTCTACGCCGTTGTTAAACTCTATTCCCGATTTAGTTATTTCTTTGATAGTTATTAAAACAACAGTGTCATTATTACCCATGAGCTTTTGGCCAACTTCAACTTTTTTAACAGACTCAGTTAAGCCGTTCTCAAGCGTAACATAATAATCATCTGGGATTACAGATAAAAACTCCTCAACTTTTTCAGGCTTTCTAAACTCTGTACATTCCCAATAAGGTCTATTAAAAGCTGCAGAAGCTAACTGAGCATAATAGTCTTTACCTCTAGGAAACTCTTCATTTCTAAGATTATAACCATCTATAAGCGCTGCCTCATTAGTTACTGAAGCTGTTAAACGAGGTTCTTGCGCAGCACCTAGGAGTAGTCTGAACCTATTATACAATTATGCTTTTTAATACGAACAAACTTACCCATTTACATCACCTCCTCTAAATTAACTGTAATTAGTTTTACTTTTATATAAGTGTTTAATACTGAAATAGACTCCACTCGATAATACTCATCAACATTTTCAGGATCTATAAGTAAATCTCCGATCTGTAAATTCTTAGCAAATTTATATCCTGTCGCAGTTTCTACCTCATCATCTTCAAAAATCTCTAAAATATTATCATTTACTTCTTTTTCTTGAATTTCTTCTGCGCCATTAAAACACAGACGAACACTATCATCAAAAGATGGAAGTTGCTGCAAATTTGGATTTCTACAATTATGGACGCAAATTCCCGCTGCGAGAAAATTATGATGTCCCTGAACTGTCAAATCATACGTAAACTGTGGTATAAATGGCTGAGACTTAACTAAAGTATAAACAGTTGGTACTTTAGAAGCTCTAACTGCCCCTCTAACGGTATCACCAACTTTTAAATCTTTTGCCTCTTTCCAAGTTTTTAAAACCTTTGCTAGCAAAATTCTATGATCTGGAGTACACCTTAAATTTACAATATCTCCCAAATCACTTTGAAACGTAAGACTTAAGCAATCTTTAATACCTTGCCTAAGAACAGCGCTAACTTCTGAAGCTATAATACTCTTTCCAGAATAACAATAAACTTGATCTCCAGATTTAAAAGCCTCAATTGCTTTTAAGCCTTGTGGAGTTAAAATTTTGGTACCTTCAGCGATGCAACTAAATCTTCCAGTTTTAACAGTCTTATCCTCAGACCCCATTTGATCAAAACTGGCGTGTAATCTCTTAGTTTTAGAATTTACCATTTCTATATAAGGTCTAAAAAATGAGGTAACCATGTGGTTTGCACTTCTACATTCCAAAATTGTTTTACAAACTGGATAAGCCTTACTTAAAGCTTTTAATGTCGGTTCTTGAGAGTCCTCGCATTTAACTCCCATTGCATTCAAAGCTGAAACAACTTGATCGGAAGATGAAACATTTATCGGCCACTCTTGTAATTTATAGTCTGACTTGTATTTTAATGGCTCAAAAAAACTATTTAATTCATTTTGCTTTTCAGCTGCAAGTTTTTCAAATTTCTTTAGATAAACTTCTGCAAGATCTTTATCAAAGTTTGCTCCTTCCTGTTCCATCTGTGCGGCTATTTCAGTTATTCTAAATTCTACATTTGTTAATAAATTATAAAGCTTTTGCATCGTAGGAGACTCTAAAACTTTCTTCTGCATTAAATAAATCTTATATGTATCATAAGGATCGATTGCAGAATATAAAGCAAAGTCTTCTATTGGAGCAGTTTTATTCTCAGTAAATAAATTAGAAATGTTGTAAGTAGGTTGAGCCGGCTCAATATACTTTACATAAACAGCTTTTAATGCTGCTGACATATCATTTTCATTTAATACTTTAGCAGCTATCATCGTATCCCAATAGATCGGAAGTCTGACGCCTAAATTAGTATCAATTACATTTACGTCGAACTTCGCATTATGATAAACGCATTTAAGATCTTTAAATTTCTTAACTTTTTCACGAAGAACATCGATGTCTACTTGATTTGGAACCTTTTCCAAAGTTTGTTTATCATAATGATTTACTGGAATATAAACCGGTCTACTATAGGGTGTATATAAACACAATCCAACCATTATCGCTGTAACCGGGTCTACTGAGTTATTAGTCTCAGTATCGATTGAAATAATATCATTTGCATAACATTTTTCAAAATAGTCGTCAATTTGATCTGCCCAAATAACTCTAGGAAAGCCTTTATACTTTCTCAAAACATCATTAACTGATTGAAATAAACCTGAAGCTTGTTTTACTTGCTCAACTTTTCCTAAATCGACTAAGCCTAATAAATCTTCAATTTTCTTTGAATTTTTTGCAGAAATCTTTTTAAGTTGTCTCATATTAAATAATACTGAAAAATTATCTAGACTTTCGATCGATTCTAGGATTAAACATCACTTGTTTTTCTAGTCTTTCAACCCTTTTAATACTGTCAAGCCACTCTCTATACTTTTTATAATCTTCACAAATTGAATGACATGATAATTTTCGCCGACTACAATCTTTACACGGTACTTCAACAAACACGACTAACCTCTTCGTTTCATTCTATTGTAAGCCGTCGCACACAGGCAGCTCGACTCTCTAACCCGCTGATCTGCTTCACACGTTTCAAAAATTCCCTGTTTTTGACAATGCTGGCAGTAATCCATCTTTCCACTTTGGTCTGAGTCATATGTTAAACTCGCGTACCACTTCTTCCGATCCAATGATCTCTGTCTTTCAATGTTTTTCATTTTCTACCTCGCCATTCTAAAATTTTATTATCAAATTCAACTTGAGTTAAATTTGCAAAATCATTTATATCTTTTTTATCCGGCATTTTTAAAATTTCGACTAATTTATTATTATCTTTTAAAAACTTTGCCAAGTCTTTTGCATTCTTTCTTCCAGCTTCATCACCGTCATAAGCTATAATAAATCTCTTTGAAGGTAAGTCTAATAATTCATATTTAGTGTCGTCAAATCTTGCTCCAAACATTGCAACGGCTTGATAACCAAACTTTTCAAGCGTTAGAGCATTAAAACAAGACTCACAAACATAAACAGTCCCACCTGAAATAAACTCTTTTCCAAACACCTTCGCTTTTGCAGATTTTGGAATATACCATTTTAAACCTGAAATGTGATGCAAATACCTAACTTGATAAAAAGAAATTGAGTTGTCTTCCCAAACTGGAAAAATCACTGCATCTCTTTCTGGTGAATACATCAACCTATGCTTCTTTACCAAGTCGTCAGGTATACCACGTTGACTAAAATAATCTGTGTGATTATCTATTAAACTTAATGGTAAATCATAAACCTGCTTAACACCTGGAAGCTCTGGACTTATTTTATTAACAACTCTTTTTTCATCTAAATCTACACTCTTAAAATTTTCTGAAAGCCATAATTTTGCTTTTTGTCTAGATTGAAAAAGTTTTGTAAGTATAGTAGAAGCTGAGCCTTTTGTTTTACATCCAAAGCAATAAAAAGCCCCTGGATGCTCACCAGTTAAACTGAATGATGCAGACGCTGTACGTTCGTCCCCGTGTGAATGAAACGGACATCTTACCCAAAGTTCTTGACCGCGACGCTGAGCTCCTTTCATATCAAATAAGCCCACTAAGTCCATCACAAATTTTTCAGGGTCTACGTCGTATCCCTTATTATATGCTACAATCAAAATAAATTACTTCCCGTATCTTTATAGTCGGTTGTATCTTTTGTATCAACAACAGCTGTTTCCTGAGGAATATATCTCATTTTCCCTTTATCTATATCCCATAAATATTGAAATTTTGCTACAGACGAGTTTCTAGATTTAACAATATTTTGTGTTAAAAGCCTTGTCTGTTTATCATACTCTAATGCTATTGCGATAGTTGCATTTTGACCAATGTCGTCAGACTGCGCTATATGCTCAGCGCCTACTTCTTTATCTTGCAAAGATGAACGATTTTGCTGAGAAACAATAAACATTGGAATCTGCTCAATAGATTGAAGAACTCTGAGCTCATTTGCAATTTGAGATATTGCGTCATGCGTTGACTTCTTCCCATCACGCCTCATTAAAGAAATCTGATCAATAAAGATTGCATCCAACTTTTCTGCTTCAATAAAGTTCTTAATATCTTCTACACTAGCTGAATTTCCTAACTGTTGTGGAGTTAAAACTAGCATTTTTCCAGGTAAAGAAGAAAGTCTCTTGGCTATATCTGAATAGTCTTCTTCAGATAATTGGCCCATCAATAGAGAAAAATTTGATGTGCCAGTATTAAATGAGTCTAAACGTAAAGATAGCTTTTCTGCTGCCATTTCACCTGCATAAAAACCAACTCTTTTACCTTGTTTAACAAGTTCATATGCATATCTTATAGCTATCCAAGATTTTCCTACGCCTAATCTCGCGAATATTACAACCAAATCTTCATTAGACCACCCGCCAAACAAGTCATCAAATTCTTGAAAGCCTGTTTTCATTAACACTAAGCCTTCTTTCAATTTTTTATATTCAGACATTTTATAATTATAGTCAGTTATATCTATCGAAGAAGTTGTATCTGCAAGAGATTGTTTAATTTGAGTTATTTTATCTGCTAAAAGATTCGCAGCTGTGATTGAGTCGCCGTCTGCAATCATGTCTGAGCATTTATTATATAAAGGAATTAGCTTTTTAGCAAAAACTTCTTCCTTTAATCTCGGAATAAGTGCTTCTCTGGGTTCATGAACTACGAAAATTTTAAAATCTGGATATTTATCTATGAAGGTTAATTTATCCGGCAACTGATTATATTTTTCAACAAAATCTTTTAAAAAATTAAACTGCTCTAAACAATCTACAAAATAGTCAGACTTAAATCCAGATATTCCATTATCTAAAATAAAATTTATTGATTGAACTTCAGCTGTCATATTTTAAAATCCTACTTTTGGCCAAGAACGCTTATCACATTCAGATAAAAAATAATGAGTTGACCCTGTGTATATTCTGGAATACAGTCTGTCACCTATTAAACTCAATAAAGTATATTCTTTATTATCAAAATTTTTAGGCCCAGATGTCATCGTGTATATTGTAGACAAACCTTTCATTTGTCTTAAAGAGATCATTCTCAATAACCAATTTTCTTCAAACTCAGAATATTTTTTATGACCAACGTCGTCAATGACTAATAATCTTACATTTGAAAATATATCCTCAAAATTCGGAAGTTTTAAATTGTCATCTCCTATTGCAGACTTTATATCATTTAAAGTTAATACTAAGTTAATAAAATACCCTGAATTTTCTTTTCCAAGTTGAGTAGTTAAATATTCTAAAAGCTTATTAACTGCAAAAGAAGTTTTTCCATTTCCGTGTATATTACTCTCGATTACAAGCTGTCTTCCTTCTTCTACAAACTTTTTAATATCGAGTCTATACAAATTCTTATATACTTCCCAATCAGGTGATGTAGGATCTTTCGGTCTTTCAAGCTGTAAATTTATTGGAAATTGATTTGGAATATTTGCTTGAACAGTCTGAAGTTTCATTTGATTATAACGAGTACAAGACTCCAAATCCTCGAAATTCTTACAAATATCTTCTTTTTTCCCACATATATTTTTAAACCAGCAAGTATTCATTTATACATTTCCTCATATTTTAATATACTGATTACCTCTGCTAATGCATTTGCATGGACCTTTTCAGTTCTATATAGAAGATCCAACGCTTCTCGAAGTTTAAGTGGCTCATTTTTATATTCATCTGTCAGTCTATAAGCCTCGAGTCTTTTCAATTGTTTTGAAAGTTCTGTGAAGTCTTTTTCATGTATTTCTAATCTAGTCATTTTCTTCATAATAAAATTATACAGTCAAGCCTATTTAGACTTGACTGTACTCAATTTAATTCTATAAATTATCTTGCTAATTTTGCTTGAAGCTTTGATTTAAGATTTGAATAAAATTTATATACTTCCTTCTTAGCTTCAGAAGCTTCAACTCCAGTCTCACGAACATACTCTGCTAAAAGTTTCGACGGAGAAGTTTTTTCTCCAATTTCAATTAAAAGTCTTAAAAGTATTTTTTGAGAGTCAGATGAAGTAAATCTTTTTTCAAGGTCTTCTACATCGGAGTCGTACTCAACTCCTTTAAAAGCATCTTCTCCAGGTATATAGTCAGATAAAACTTTCTCGTCTTGATTTTTTCCAACCTTTATCGTAGAGTCAAGACTAATATTTTGTCTACACCTCCAATCAGGTTTTTGGAAATTCTTAGAAAGCTCTTCAACCTCTTCTTCAGTATGACCTTCAAGAGCTACAAAATATCTTTGACCTTGCTGAGAAAGTATGTGATACCCGATAACTTCACCGTTTTCATTTTTAATATTCACTTTAGAACTATCAGAATTATATACAGTGTTCGATTCGAAATTACACTCTATTGCACGTTGACGAATACTTAATGACATTCTAGAAGTTATCTGTGCATCAGCTACTACTTTTTCAGGATTATACGTTCCCATAAATCTTAAAATAACGTCATATATTTTTTCTTCTGTTTTTTCAGAATCTAAAGCACCTGCGTATGAAAATTGTTTCAAAATCGGCATTTTATATCTAGATAATAATTCAAAAAAGAGAATATCATTAAAAGCTCTCTCATACTTTACTTTATCTTTTACCTTAGACCTATTATTGGGTGTATATACTGTGTGCCAGCCGGCCTCATAAGCTAGTTTATCACAAAGTTCTTTATAACCCATTTTTCTAGACTCTGTCGTTCTAAAACTCTCTGCTTGACTAAATAATTTTGCAACTTCCTTTTTCATATTTAATACTCCTTTACAGATGATTTACTCATCTTCTGAATATATTATAACATATTCTAAAGTAAAAGTAAACTGTTTTTCACAACTTTTCTAAAATTTTTTACATTAAAATAACGAAAGTCATTATTTAATAACTTTCGCTAATAAAGGAGTATACACGAACAAACAAAGTATGTTCAGTGGTAGAAGTGGTGAGAATCGAACTCACTCGATGTCCTGACCCCAAATCAGGCGGCTCACCTTTAGCCCACACCTCTATGGAGCTTCCACCCAGATTCGAACTGAGAAAAGTTGATTACAAATCAACTGTTTTACCGTTAAAAACTATAGAAGCATTTCAGAGACCCCAAGATGTAAAAATGTCTCTGAACATCTTTAGCCGATGAACTGATTAGATTTACTCATCTTCCAATCTACGGATTGCAGAAAATTGGAATTAAACCAATACCGATATTTTTTTAAGCGTGCCCAATTAAAAAATATTATGCTATTATTACATTATCTCTGCATATCGCCGTTGTTATCGTACAACGTTCAGTGCTTCCTCTAAACGCTCACTCCACTGTTATTGTCACATTTCGGTGTGTCGAACCTTTGGACGAGCCCTGTTATCATTATCAGTAAATGCGCATCTCCCGATGTTGTTACCGCTCTGGCGGAAGTTGTAGGTGCCGACCCTACTCATCATCTTACGATGACCTAGCAGTTTAGCAAACTGTCCTCTTTGCCAACATTGAGTAAACTTCCATTTTATAGCTGATATCCAATATAATTAGCGTTCCTTCTAATCAGAGGACGGACTCGAACCGTCTCAGCGATGGCGGAAAATCAGGGATTCGAACCCTGGTAGGTATTTAACCTAAACGGTTTTCAAGACCGTCGCATTCAACCGCTCTGCCAACTTTCCATGGTCCGCGACGTATCGTCTCGCGGTTGGCACAACAGCAACGACTATAGCCTTAACGGAGCGAAGTAAAAGAGCGTACTCACCGTATTAGATTTTAGCCTAATAACATCAACACTTTTTCAGAAGTAACCCTTAACCGAGGATTCACATTCGTTTCTTTGGAACCATGACCTCCAAGTAATAGTGACCTTCTGCCTCAGCCTTGCCTTTAATTTCTTGCGCGCTTTGCAAGTCTATCAGCATCCTTTGCCCTTAGAAGGAAAAGTGTGAAACCTAAAAACTATTATATATTTATATATGATTATACAGTTCCGGTTGAACCAAATCCACCTTCAGCTCTAGAAGTTTTTTCAGTAAACCAGTTTTCTTGAAAATCACAAACACTTATTTCAGATGTGTCATAAACCACTGGAACAAACTGTGTAATCTTTTCGCCATATTTTACTTCTCTAGATGTGTTACCTTCATTTCTAAGATGAATATGAAGTTCACCCTGATAAGTAGAGTCTCCTACACCGTTTGCACAATCAAGCTGTTTTTTAAGACAAACACCAGATTTAGTAAATTGAATAAGTGCAACATTTGATGGAATTTTATATTTTAACCCAGACGGAAGCATTACATTTGCACCAGGCTCTAATATAATTCCCTCAGAATTAAAAGACACTCCATCACGTTCCCAGCTAGGATTTTTTTGTTTTATATAATCCTCCACTTCTTGTGAATAATTACACATATATAAATCAATGCCAGCATCTCCATAATTTCTTTGAGGAGACTTAACATCTCTAACCTTCATAAATTCAATCATTATAGATTCTCCTTAAAATCCTTGACAAGTAAGTTGATCTTTTTCAATTCCTAAAATATTATACACTTTTTCTCTAGCATTTATAATAGCTTGGTCCATGTTTAAATATTTATTTTCTGCTAATCTTCCACAAAGAATTATCCCCTTACCTGTTAAAAGCTTTTCATATTCATTATAAATTTCAGAAGTAGTGGGATAACAAGCCGCGGTTTCATTCCAATACGGGCTAAACAACTTTGAGCAATACTCATCTCTATTAAGTTCACCTTGAGGTATCTCTGCTTGAATTAAACCTGGAAAAGTACCTTTTCTAGAAGTCAATAAAGCATATTCTGTGGTCCGAGTGTAAGGCCTAGACATATCGCAGTGATTCACGACTGCAGCATCTTGAGTCCAAGTTGATGTATCAACTCGCGTAAAAGAAGTACAACCATATGGAATCATTTTATTATCGACTTCATGATGAAACCATACATCCGGTCTATCACAGACTATCACCTTATCAATCGCGTGTGTTTTAATCAAATGTTCTAAATTAAAATTTTCTGGAGTATACTCAATAAACTCAACATCTGCTTTATCAAAAATTCTGGTTATGAAATCAGTGTACCCGTGCAATGGAAAACCTTGAAATAAATCGTTAAAATAATTATCATTGTAAGTATATCGTATTGGAACCCTCGCTAAAATCTCAGGAGCAACCTCAGATACTTGCTTTTTCCACTGTTTTTCAGTGTAACTCCTTTGAAACATCTCATAAAAAGTTTTGCCTACTACAGACTTTGCCATCTCCTCCGCATTAGAAGGTTTTTCAACAAACTCTTTATCAGAATCTATCTTTAACATAGCTTCTGCAGCTGTCTGTACTCCATAAACTTGCTGCATTGTATTTAAATTAAAAGGTAAGCTATAAAACTTTCCTTTATATAATGCTTTCGGTGAATTTTGATATGTTGTAAATGGAACTATACTATTAACAAATTGCCAAATGTCTATATACGACGTATGAAAAATATGTGGGCCAAATCGACTCATCCGTGCATTATTTTCTGGAAAATACCTATCTTCACACAGCCCCCCAACCGAGTCATCTGAATAAAGCCTAAAAATCTTACAACCTTTTTCATGTGCAAAATAACTTACACTCGCAGCTGATAGCCCATTTCCTATAACTAAAAGATTCATCTTGACAACAATGCCTCCTCTGTTAAATTATACAGACGTTGATA